ATGGCGGCACGGCAACTGCATCGGCTGACGGCGCTCAAGATCGGCAAGCTGGACGCGCCGGGGCAATATCCGGATGGCGGTAACCTCCATTTCCAGATTTCTGCCACTGGCTCGCGCTCCTGGATCTTCAAGTTCACCCTGCGCGGCCGATCGCGAGAAATGGGGTTAGGCCCCCTTTCCTCGGTCTCACTGGCAGCTGCCCGCGCCGAAGCCGCGAAATGTCGTGACCTACTTCGGGAGGGAATCGACCCGATCGAAGCTCGGAACGCTGAGCAGAGGAAGCGCGCCCTCGAAACATCCGGGCCGCGCCTGTTCCGTGTGGCCTCGGCTGACTACATCTCCCAACACCGCGCCGGCTGGAAGAACGCGAAACACGCTCAGCAGTGGGAAAACACGCTGGCGACATACGCCAACCCGATACTCGGCGATCAGGACGTGCGCGACGTAGACACCGCCATGATCGTGCGCGTGCTGCAGCCGATCTGGATCTCGAAGCGGGAAACCGCGTTCCGGCTGCGCGGCCGGCTGGAATGCATCCTTGACGCCGAAAAGGCTCTCGGGCACCGGGAAGGCGAGAATCCGGCGCGCTGGCGCGGCCATCTCGACAAGCTGCTGCCGAAGCAGAATCGCCGCAAGAAGATCAAGCACCACCCGGCGCTGCCGTGGCAGGAGCTGCCGGAATTCATGAGGGAACTGCGCGCCGTGGCGGATTCAACCGCCCGCATGCTGGAGCACCTGATCCTGACAGCAGTGCGCACGCAGGAAGTACTGTATGCGCGCCCAGAAGAGTTTGCGATGGACTATCGCGTCTGGACGGTGCCAGGCGAGCGGATGAAGATGGAGCTGCCGCTCCGCGTGCCGATGGCTGACCGCCTAGTCGAACTGGTCACAGAGGCGATGAAGGGCGCGCGCGACGGCTGGCTGTACCCGGGCCGTAAGAAAGGGAAGCCGTATTCGAACATGGCCATGCTGAAGGTGCTCGAGCGCATGGGATATGGCCACATCACCGTGCACGGATTCCGCTCGACCTTCCGGGACTGGGTGGCAGAATGCACCGAATATGCCGACTCGCTTGCCGAAAAGGCCCTAGCCCACGCCATCCAGAACGAGAGCGAGGCGGCTTACCGCCGTGGTGACATGCTGGAGCGCCGCCGAAAGATGATGAGCGACTGGGCCAGATTCTGCTCCGGAGAGAGGGCGGCAATCATTTCTATCAGCCCGATGGGCAACGCGCCACTATCGGCGCACGGCTGATTAATCGGGAACCGTCGCATTCGCCCCATCGTCTGGATTAATCGACCGCGCGCAATGACCAGGTGGTCGACCGAATATTCCGATAACCCAGTCGATGACTCGGCAAAGCATACAGGCCCACCGTGCTCCTTTCTTCTGCGCCTTACCTGCACGCGACGACAACATCTCGTTTGCATCGCCACCCCAGAACACGTTGAGTCCCTCATCTCCCCATCGTAGCCAGTTCCACAAATAGCGCTTAAGGAAGGCGATGGCATTCATTGCGTTGTCCCGCTTTTCCCGTCCCCCTGGATCTGCATGCGCTGAAGTACACCGCGGTGCCATGCAGTGATACCCACCGCTGCACCGGGCACCGCTAGGATCATGGCAATGGCTGTGGCGAGTTGCGGCACCATGTTGAGTGCCGCCAGATCCTTTTGGATGATGGCGACGTAGAACAGATAGCAGACAAAGCACACTGCCACGAATGACCCGAGCCCTACCACAAAGCCGTTGAACGGGCGCCAGCCCTTCTGATACCACGATTCATTGGCAGAATTGGCAACCTCAGCCTGCATCGTGGTATTGACCGCTTGCACCTGTGCCGTGTCGGTGGCCAGTTCTGCCTTGGTCACGTCAGCGGCGATCTCTGCCAGATGCGCCTGCTGATCTAGCACCGCCTTTTGGAACTGAAACGCTAGATTCGGATCTGCCGCCAGTGCGGCCACCGTGGCGTCGGGTGACGACTGTCCTGTTACCTGTTGGGCAATGCCGACCACTTTGCCAGCAACTTCTTCGGCCTTCTGGCCGCCAAGCCAGCCGGCGATCATCGGCGCGAACTGCGCCAGTGCGAGAGCGATTGGAAGCATCACGCAGCTCCTTTCCAAAGGTTGTTGGCGATGCGGATTGCCCAGCCTCGCCCGAAGGTGAGCCACGTCTTGATGGCCGTGAAGTAACGCAGGCGGATCGAGTTCCAGCGCATCATGAAACGTAGGGGATCGGTCGCTTGCACTGCGGCGATTGTCTGCGGTCCGAGCAGACCGTCGACCTTGGCGCCGGACGCGCCTTGCATCCAGATCACCGGATGACCACCGTTGTAGTTGGCATCGAAGATCTGAAACGCCACACGCGGATCTAATTCATCGAGATGCAACGGATCCCAATAGAGCTTCTTGGCAATGGCTTTTGCCGTTACTTGGGGCAGTTCTCGCATCGGGCCGGTATAGCCACTTGCGCGGGCTACGCGGGCGGTGATGCCCCACATTGTTTCCCCTCCCGGGTCAGCCGGGTTGTTGCTGTAGCCGCCCTCATTCCCAATTAGGGCGTCAAAAGCATCATCAAAGCTACTCACCTTTCTTCTCCCGAAGATACTTTCCCCATCCCCACCAAAGTTGAGAGCAAATCCAGACTATGTTCAGGGCGGCAACAAACCAAACGAGTTCATGGTTTGACAGCCAAAGCCATAGGTCGACCATGACAGGAGGCACGTTTTTGACTGCCCAGTTGTTTTGCATGAAACCCCCAAATCACCATGTGTTACGAATAAGCCGAGATTGCTTCTTGTGGTGCTGAAGGGAACCACAAGAAGCGGCCGGAGACTTCAATGCCGACCTGCACGCCTTTCCAGTAAATTGCGTTTTCCATGGTTATCCTTATGCGTCAGTGGTGATGCCAACGCCGGGGGCGCTGGAATAGGTGATGGTCATGCTCTGGCCAGGAGGGATGCGCGCGGTGCAGTTCGTCTGCGTGAAGATGTTTGAGCCATTCACCGCGACGATTGAGACGGTGCCCCCGTTGATATAGGCCGTCTGGTGGCGCGCAGTAGAATTCGTGTACGTCCAGGGGGAAGCGCCCACTGTCGGAACCGTCTGAACGCCAGTCACACCGATGTTGTTCTCGATGAACTTCGTGCTTCCCGTACCGCCGTCCGAGATGGTGCCGCTCGTGTTTCCGAGTAGATGACAGCCTTGGATGACGTACTGATTCGAGGCGCCCGCCGCAATCAGGATGCCCCATTGACCATTGCCCGCCTGTCCGGCGTATGCACCGCTGTGCGCGCCGATAACGCTGAAATTCAATACTCCCGCGCCAAATGCGATGCCATTCTGACCGTTGCCGGCAAAATCGCCACCGAGGATGGTGATGCCGCTCGGGTTGGTCGTGCCGTTATTGAACAACATGCCATTGGCCGCGCATAAAATGGCATGGTGATTGGTGATCTCGATGCCATCTAGCGCGCCTGTCGAGGACGATTGCACGAAGAAACCGGAGTCGGTATGGCTCGATGTCCAGCATCCTATGAAGTGCAGACGGATGACGACGCCGTTTCCGGTCGGCGCGATCGACACGCCGCGCACTGCCGTATCAAAGTAGCTATTGACCGCGTACACTGACGCGACGCTTTGTCCGTTGCCTGGGTTGATGAGCAGATCGGCGGTGTGGTGGATGATGTCGCAGTCGGTGATGTTCAGCGCGCCCGTCTGCGTTACTTGAATGCCGGCCGCCGGCTGCTGAGCCGCCGGAGCATCCATCGTGACCTGGTTGATGTAGGTGTCATTGCCACCATCCACCAGAATGCCGGCCGACCCGGCGCCTGGCGCGGTCGCTGGCCCGAACATATAGCCGTCTTGAATGCGGCTCGCTGCGGCCGAAGTATCCCGAATCCCGACGAAGTAATTCGACATTGCGAAGTCGCGCAATGTCACTTGACTGCATGCCGACTGGAACCGCACGAAGGCCCCGGCCGTGCGCGTCACTGAAGTATCGAAGCCAATCTTTTCGATGACGATGCCTACGCCCGTGCAATTCAGGACATCAAGCGTCGCGCTATTGGTCTTGATGATGGACGACTTGGGACCGGCGCCGATGAGCTTGAGCGCGGTGGTGATGTTGATGCTGGAGATGACACACGTGCCGCCAGGGTGGTAAAGATCACCGCTAGCCAGTGCAGTAACGGCCGCCTGGATTGCCGTCGTGTCATCCGTCGCACCGTCAATCTTGCAGCCGAACTGCTTCAGCGAAATCGGCCCGGTATATTGGAGCTTCCATCGGCCCCCATCGCTCGCGACGATGATCGTGCCGCCGTTGTCCGTGCTCGTCGTGTCGTTCGGGTCGTACTGGTATGCGCCGCCGCCACCGTCATGCGCTGCGTAGTAGCCGGTCACAAATACGCGGGTATAGGTAGCGTGCGAGAGCGCGCGCACCGCGTTGATCGAGTCGATGACGCGGTTCACACGGCTCGCAAACTGCTGATCGAGCGTCGTGCCGTCGAAGCCAATCTGCGCCGCACCTCCTGCTCCCGCCTGGTTCTGCAGAGGGTTCGTGTAATTCGGCAGCGATAGCGTCAGATTCCCGTTCGAGTCATTGACTGCCAGGGAGTACGCCGCGGCATTTACATAGAAGGGCTGCGGGGAGCCATTGAGCGTGACGTACCCGTTCGCAGTCTTGAGCGGCTGCGTCATCGGGATCGTCATTGCAGCGTCCTGATACACCGTCAGTGGATTCGTCACCGGGTTGGTGTTCGGTGTGCCGACGTAGACGCTGCCACCCTGCAGGGGCTTGCCCAACAGATCGGTGAAGAACGCGATGGGGTTGAGGACCATGTTGCCCATGTGTCACCTATTCGTGTTGCTGTTGGCTGCTGGTTCTGCAGCGTTCACGAGGCCGAGTAGCCATCGTTCCCTCGATACTGGATCGTTGGCTGCGGTCAGATGACGTGCACCGTCGTAGAAGCGGCGGAAGGCAGAGGAGTTCGCGGCTGCTTTGACGACTTGGGGGGATGCTGCGGCGCCTTCCTTGGCGAGCTGCTGGAACTCAGGAGAGGCGATCAGCTCGTCGGCCGCCTTCATCACGTCCGGCTTGCCGCGTGACAGCGCACTGATGACGGCATGGCTGAGGCCAGCGCCCACCGGGCCTGCCACGTGCGCAGCACCAGCGGAGATCGCCGCTCCCACGTGGCCGACCGCTGCCTCGCGGGCCTTGTTCATGACCTTGCCGACCATGTTGTCAGCGTGCGCGTTGAGTTCCTCGCGCGCGGCCATGATTCGGCCCGTGGTGATGGCTTCACGCGTGGCATCCGAGACGCCACGCGATACCTTTGCCAGGTCGAGCAGTTGTGTGCGCGATTCCGCTGGCAAGTTGCCCATCACGGCATTGAAGGCGGCCGAGTTCTTCTTCAAGCCATCCATCCAGTCGGCGAACGCCTTGAAGTTGAGTTCCCCGTTCTTCGTCGCTTTTCCGAAGGCGTAGGCCAGGCCGCTCGCCGTGACTTGCTGGCGCATGCTGGCCGGGACAGCTTTCAACAGTTCGATGAGCTTCGTCTCGTCCCCCTTCGGAAGCGCAGACATAGCGGTACCGAGCTTGCCCACAACGGAATCCCCGAGCTGCTTGCCAAAGAGCGATGTGAGGTCATCCTCCACGCTCTTGCGCATCTGCACGGCGGAACGAGCTGCATCGAACTTCTCGACTGCGCCGGGGATACCAGACAGCGCCGCGCGCTGATCCTGCGAGATGTTGGCGTACAGCGCTTTCAGCAGCCCACTGTCGGCGTCTTTGAACGGCCCCTGGTTACGCAGTCCCGCGCCGATGGCCTTGCGCACGTCGTCCAGCAGCGCATAGGTGGGTTGTTGGTATTGCGTCGTCATCCCAACATCCGAAGGGTTCACCTGCTGGCCGTTGATCTTGATGGGTACTTCTTTCGGTGCCAGCTTCGTCTGAATCATCTTCTCGATCGGAGACAGGTTCTTCGCGCCCCCGAGATCCGCCGCGCGCTGCTCGACAAAGCCGAGAACATTCTGTGCGGCCGCTGGCGTCTGCGCTGGCACGTCCTGCTTGATGCTCTTGTAGAGCGCTTCCGCTTTCTGATCGAGCTGCTGCTGCGCGGTCATCAGCTCGCCCTTGACGCCAGAAGAGAGCTGGCTCAGATCGCGCGTGCCGCCCGCATCCTCGATGATCTGCATGGCGCGCTGGCCGACCGACTGCAGCCCCTGCATCTCTTCGGAGCGAGCCAAGCTGCCCGGGGTAGATTTGATGGCCTGCGCCAGCTCGCGGTAAGCCTGGTTGGTTGTGAGATGGTCGGCCTGCAGGTTGTCCTCAATGCCGAGGCGCTTGGCAGCCGCCAGAGTTTCCGCGTCTGGAGCGCCCTGCGTAGCAAGCACCTGACGTGCGGTCTGCTTGTCGAGGCCGAACGGCTTACCTTCCGCGCCGACTGCCTTGCGAGCCTGGGCGGCGAGTTCTTCCGAAGACATGAACTCCTGAGCAGCAGAGGAAAGCGGGGATGCGGCAGGATTGACCGAGCCACTGGCCGGCGCGCCGCCGGCGGCCTGCTGTGCCGTAGATGCGGTCGATGCGGATTCTGCTGGCGCTGCGGCGGTGCCCATGGTGGGGGCGGCACCTTGCGCGCCGGCTCCAGCCTCTGCAGCTTGCTGCGCGTTCTGCACCGGCACGGCAGCTTGTTGCACTGGAGCGGCGGCTGGAGCGGCTTCCGCGCCCTGGGTTGCGCGTGCAGCGGCTGTCGGTACGGTTTCGGCAGGCTGCCCACCATTCGACGCCTGTAGCGTGGGCTCGACGCGGTTGGCAATGGCAGCAGCGTCCGGAACCTCGTGGGCGATCGCCTTCATCACGCGGGATGCTGCCGCCGGCGACAGCACAGTCGTCAGCAGATTCGCGGCCATGCCGAGCAACGGGCTACCAGTGGCCTGGTGCACGGCTTCCCCCACCGCGCCGCCGGCAGCGCCCGCAGCGATCATCCCCGGGACGGCCTTTAATGCCATACCAGGGACCGGCACCGTGAGCATGCCGGCACCCTCCGCGCCAGCTCGCAGCACCTTTTCCGCATCAGTTTGTGCAGTGGGCAGCCCGGCGCGATCCATGACGTAGTTGGTCGTCTCAGGAATTGTCGGTGAGTTGGCCGGTACCACGTTGGGCACGCCAGCAAGGGGGCTCGGCCCCTGCGCGTGTGGCAGCATGTCGGCCATATGCGTGCCCAGCAGTTGGTCTGCTGCGTTGACGATGCCGCCGCCCTGGCCGATGGCCTTGATGGCGTTCAGCGGCATGTTTGCGATTTCCTTGCCCTTCTCGTAATACTGGTCGACCGCCTGAGAAAGACCTTCCACGTAACCACGCGCGGCGATGCCACTCTCGCGGCCTGCAGTTGCTGGCTGCGGCGGCGTCAGGTTAGCGCCAGGCGGCAGCACCAGATTGCCGTTCTGCACGTCGTGCCGAAACTGGATCGCGTCGGCATCTGACATGCGCCCGCTGTTGAATGCATCGACGAGTTTCTGGGGTGCCGTAGGCGTCTGCGTGGGCTGTTCTTGCGACGCCTGCGAGGCCTTCACACTCATTCCGGCCGGCAGTACGACACGCCCGCTCTGCACGTCCTGCTCGAACGCGTGCGCGTCATCCGGTGACATCTTGCCGGTCTGGTAGGCGTTGAAAAGCTGCTCCATCGGCGAGGGGCCGCTCTCACCGGTGCCCGGGGCCGCGGTGACTTTGGGCGCAGGCTGCAATTGGTACGCATTCTGGCCGCCGGCTGACGAATCATTCCACGATGGCGCAGCGTCGGCGTTGTTCGGCGAAGAGCCGGTGACGCGCTTCACATAGGCCATCGTCTTGGGCCCCCAGGCGTCGCGATTCGTACCGCCGTGGTATTCGGCCGTGGCCAGGATCGGGTTGCCGCCGTTCCGGTCGGCCGACTGCTTGAGCAGGTACGCCGCGCCGTAGGCAGCCGTCTGCGGGCTCAGGTAGGGATCGACGCCGGTCTGCTTGATGATCGCCTGGCGCGTCTGTGGCGTGATCTGGTATGGGGTAGCGGCATTGGCGCTGCTGATCTGGTCGGCGTTGCTCTTCTCGCCCTTCGTGCGGATGTTGTTCAGCCAAGCCGCCGGGATGCCAACGGCAGATGACGCAGCCTGGTCTGCCTGGTCGTAGGCCGGGTCCTTGTAGCTGGTGGGGAACGCGCTCGAGTTGTAACCGTTCGGCATGGTTTATTGCTGCCCCGTCAGGTACTTGTTGTAGCGAGCGAGGGGACCGCCCAACGTCGTCGGGTATGCCTGCCCGGGTGCTTGCTGTCCGGGCTGCTGACCGGCGCCAGGGTTTCCCACCTGCACGCCAGGGCCTGCGGTCGGCGCGGAAAAAGCGGAGGGCGTCTGCGCTAGCGTGGCGAGGCGCGTCTTGCTGAAGTCGGCGTAGGACGTGCCTTTCGCCACCTGCTGGCCGCCCACGGATGCGTCGTGCGTTGCTGGCCCCATGTAGCCGAACGCCGAACCCCACGCCGCTTTGCCTTCGTCGGCGCGCGCCTGGCGCAGTTCGACGTTACGCATCGAATTCAGGAAGGTCTCGATTTGCGCCGGGTTGGCGTTTGCGTCAGGGAAGCCCTGCTGCAGCACGCGCAGGTCAGCATCGGTCGTGCGGCCGCCCTGAACGGCGGTGAAGATCGAGCCATTGCGCAGGGCGTTGTACTCGGTGCGCAGCGAGTTCCAGTCGTCCTGCGAACCGGTCACGCTCTGGCCGCGCGCGCGCATGTCAGCGAGTACACCAGTCGTCCAGCGCCCCTGCTGCTTGAGCGAGTCGATATTGCTCAGCGCCGATTGGATGCGATCGGCCTGCATGCCGTGCTGCACGCTGTCCATGGCGGAGTTGTTGACGATCTCCGCCGTGTTGCCGCGCATGTTCGGCACGTTTTGGGCGTAGTCGAGCTCGCGCAGCTTCAGTGCCACATTGGTGTGGAACTCCTGCTGTTGCAACCCGAACTGCGCCGCGCGGTTATCGATCTCGCTGCCTATGTTGCGCGTCTGGGCCTGCGTAAGGCCGAGATCCGCAACCGCCTGCGCGGGCGCAGTCGACGCTTTGGCCTGCGCGATCGTGGCATTTGCGTTCGCCTGCCCGACCGTAGCCGGTGTCGTCATGAACTTGCCGAACATCTCGGCGAACTCATTGGGCGGCAGTACCGACGACAGTGACGCACCCATCAAGCCGGTGGCAGCTTTTGGATCGTTCTGAATCTGAGTGAGCAACGTGTCGGCATGCTGCAACTTCTGCTGCACAGCCGGATCGTTCGTGTTCGGATTAGAGTTGACCAGCGCATCACGCTGCTCCTTCACGATGTTCGCAGCCAAGTCTGGGCGCCCGTTCAACATGGCCGAGTAAGCCTGCGCCATCGGCTGGATCACGGCTTGGCGCTGCGCGAGTTGGCTCATGTCGTACGAGCTGCTGATCGCGGCGTGCTGCTCCGGAAACATCGCGGTGAGCGCGGCGAAATTCGACGGCGTCGGGTTTTGCAGCACGTCGTGCAGCATCTGCGGGTAGGCCTGCTGGCGAGCCACCTGGAGGCCGGTGAGCGTCGACTGTGCCTGCGTCTGAGCCGCCTGCGCGTTCAGCAGGTTGGTCTGCGCGCCCGTGTTGGCGGCTTTGAGAAAGGAGCCAACCGGGTCGGGTTGGACTTGCAGCCCCGTGTAGTTCGCTGCCTGCGGCAGCGCGGACGAAATATCAGCCATGGCGTGCCTCAGTTGAACAGCGGGGTGTTGAATAGGCCCGTGGTCGAGCCATTTGTCGAGATGCCGCCCGCGTTCAGGTAAGCAGGCGCGGCAAAGGAGTAGGACGGGCTATTCGATGCGTTCATGTACTGGCCCAGTGCGCCCGACACACCGTTGATCGCACCGTTGATCGCATTGCCGGTGCCCAGAATGCCGCCGGCCAGCGCCGCCCCGTTCTGGCCGATGAGGTTGGTGATGTTGTTGCCGGTGCTCATGGCTGCATTGCCAGTGCCGGCGGCTGCGTTCGCTCCGACTGTCACGAGATTTCCCTGCTGCGTGACAGCATTGCCGAGGCCTGTCAGCAGCCCGGACTGCCCATTGAGAGACGTGCCCAGGTTGCCGATCTGCGTCTGCATCACGTTCGAGAGCACCTGGCCCGGTAGATAGCCCAGCGATGCAATCGTGTTGCCGCCACGCAGGCCGCCGGTCGCGCTCGCATTCGCGAGGATCGACTGCTGCCCGAGATCCATCGCGGTCGTATAGAGCGGGCTACTCTTCAGGCCGTTGATCGCAGTCTGCTGAGCGTCCGTTCCGTTGGCGCCGGTCAGGTTGTTCAACTGCGTCTGGATGCCGCGATAGCCATTGAGGCCGCTTTGGTAGGCGTCCATTGCGCCACCGTACCCACCCAGTGCTCTGCCGCCGGCATCCATGTATGGCTGCAGCAGGGAGCGGATCTTGTCGAACTCGCGCTGCTGCTCAGCGATACCTGCGGCCGATGCGCCGGCCTGTGTATCTGCGGCGCTCTGTGCAGCGTTGCTTGAAATCATGGCGCCGCCGATGGCGCCCACACCTGCCGCAATCCCGCCGATGGCGGCGCCGGAAAGTCCGAAGGCCATGGCTATTGCTCCAAGCGGTTGTTGATCGCCTGCATGTTGTCAGGGCCGCCGATCAGTTCGCTGGCCTTCGACTCGGTGAGCTGCTCTACGAGCTTGACTGGGTCCGTTTCCGTCGTCGGAAAGAAGTTCGTCCAGACCGAATCCTCAAGCGCATAGGCGGCGTTCTTTTGGCCAGGCTTGACGGTGAGCGTGTGCGGAGCGGCTATCTCAACAACACCGTTTTCGGTGACGAGCAAAAGGCGCCCAGCAGACAAGACAGCAAGATTTTCTGTTTTGTGAACTGCACCCGTGAGGACGTAGCCCTTGCGGATGGTGATCTCGCGCGCGTACAGGCCGGGCGCGAAGTAATGGCGAATCGGAAATTCGACCGGCGGTTGCCTCTGAATCTCGCGCTCAAGCGCAAGCACCTGCTCACGCGTGATGGGCACGAGAGGCGTCTGATCTGCGGATGGCGAGGTGATTTGCATGCGCGTCGAGTCGGTTGGTTGCGGCATGCCTGGGCACACCAACAAAGGACTCGCGTCGCACTGCTTGGGTGAAATCGCCCGATACGCGGCTACGGGTGATCATTTGTTGCGCTGAACACTACATCAAACGAATATGAATTTCAATAAATTGCGCTACCACGCAGGAATATATCGCGTTGTCCCGTTGTCGTTGATTGGGATCCACTTCGTGGGATTTCCTGCGGTCGGACCATTGGTCAGCGTCGCGGTTTGTGCGGCTGCGCCATTGGACAGTGCGACCGACGTGCGCATCAGATTTGTGTCGCCGGACGTAAAGGTGCCGGCAACTTGCGTGTTGCCGGTGTCGCCGACCGTCATCAGGACGGCACTGTAGGCATTGTTGATCAACTGCCAATTTCCGCCCTGCGCGCGCATGTACTTCGTGGGCGTTGTTGCCCCGTTTCCCGTCAGCTTGATATTTGCGCCGTTCGCGTCGCTCGCAGCATTCACAAAAATGGTGCTTGTACCTGCGCCGGGCTCATTGACGGTCAACGCAGTGAACGTGCCTGCGGCAGCTGTTCCACCGCCAACCGTCGTCGCATCGATACTGCCACCGGTCACGGCAACGGCATTCGCATTCTGCGTCGCCATCGTGCCCAAGCCGAGGTTCGTGCGAGCAGTCGATGCATTAGCTACATCTGATAGGTTGTTTGAGGCTTGCAAGTAGACCGACTGCGCATCGAAGGTATAGGCCCCAGCGCCTGTGCGACGTAGTAGCCCTGTGGCAGAAAATCCCGTGATATTGTCCAGGGCCGTTCCTGACGCAATGCCAGTGCCGATGCCGCCATTTGCCACCGAGACCGGCGTCTGTAGGTTGATCGTCACGTTGCCAGTAGCGCTGCTGACATTGATCCCAGTCCCAGCGAGGATGGAATTCACGGTCGCCTGAAAAGAAGGATCCAGCGCCGCACCATTGCTCGTCAGGACCTGGCCGACCGCGCCGGGCGCCACGAAATTTAGTGGACTTGTGCCGTTGCCGATCGGGACATTGTGCGCTGGCGCCATTGATACCCCGGTACCACCATTCGGCACCGAGACGGGCACCATCAGCGCAACCGTGATGGAACCTGCGCCGAAAGTCACAGACAAACCCGTTCCAGCGCCAAGCGCGACTGCATTCGGCGTGTTCGGGTCGAGCGCTTTAACGATATAGGCAATCTGCGAAAGCGCTTGTGCCAGCGCACTCGTGTTATCGACGAAACCTGGAATGGTTATCGTCAAGTCTTGGGTCATCGCCTCCAAGCGCCGCACGGCGGATTGATTCTGCCCGAATGATTCGGCAAGCTCCTTGCGGTTCGCTGGAGACGTAACGATCTTGATGGTTGGCGCCGTCATGCTGCGAGCGGATCTCCGTCCGCCTGGAGTGCCGCGAATGAGATTGGCGCAGCGTTGAAGCCTGAGAACCTATAGCCGCGGAAGTTGCGGAAGAAGTGTTTCGGGCGCCATTGCGCGCGCTGGCGAGTATTCCCCTGCGCTCCCATCGAAATGTAGCGCGGCGTGCTCCAAATGCTGCCGTCGGAGGTGTATTGCATGCTCATCGTGTCCTTCTCGCCGAGCGCTGCATGCCCGAAGGTGCCGATCAGTTCCATCGAGTTGACTACGAATCCATGCCCTTGGTTGTGGGCGAAGATCGTGTCGAACTGCCAGCGGGCATTCGCCCCGTACTGCGTGGCCGTCGTCGAATCGAGGAAGCCTATACGCTGATCGAGCTTGTCGCCAAACAGGAATTTCCCGTAGCAGTAGACCGGGTGACAGGCGCGCCACGCGCCATTGCCGTCGGCGCTGGAATCGAGCATGAACCAGATCGGCTGCTGCGCGGCCTGCGAGCCGGCCACGTCGTAGACCAGGGTGTAATCCTGGAGCTGAAGATAGATGAACTGCTGTTCCTTCTCGGCGCGGTACTCCAGCGTGGAGCCGTAGAGCTGGAACTCACTGTATTGGCCGAGCAGCATCTCCACCTCGCGCGTGGCGATCTTGGTGGCGACACCCAGCCCCACGGATAGCCAGACGCTTGGGGCTTCCCCTTCGGCGCCCCCAACGAAGGCGAAACCCTGGCTTGTCAGGGTTTTGGCCGCAGGCCCGATCACACCTTTCTGGATGGTTGCGCCGGGGTTCTCTGTAAAGGGAAAGCCCGTCCCTCCCACGTTATCGAACACCGCAATGGTGTAGCGATTGCACATGTACAGCTCGTTGCGGAACTTCAGCAGCGCGTTAAGTGGGTCGCCTGAGTTGCTGTCATTTCCGAAGAGCTGCGAGTTGAATGTGAACTGGTTGGCGAGCTGGGTGACGTAGCAGGTCGTGCCATCGCAGAGCGCGAAATAGCCGGCGATCCAGAGCAGATCGATCGGCTTTCCGACATTCGGGTCGGTGCACTGCTGCAGCTTTGGGGCCGGCAGCGTAACGCCCGCCGTGGGCGTTTGGATCGTGTAGAACCACAGTGTCTTCGCGCTGATGATGCCGATGCCTTGGTTCGTGTAGCCGCGTGCCATCGCGACAGGGTTGCCGTCATCGGGGAGCTGCCCGAGCACCGTGATAGCGCCGGTCTGGCTTACCGATACGAAGTTCGTGCCGATCACGCGATAGCACGTTCCCTGCCAGACGATGGCGCCTCGATCGTGGCCAGATAGCACCGGGGCATTCACATCGAAGCGAGTCAGGCCCTCCGCCGAACGCAGAAACATCTTGCTGATGCCGGTGTTCTTGATGACCGGCACCAGGTTGCGCGGGTATGAGGTCCTGAACTCAGCACCGACGTCAGTGTAGGTTCCGGAGGCCAGCGGGATCTGCGGCATGCTATGCGGCGGCGCTTTGGAAGCCTTCGCCAGGCGTCACGTAGACGGTGCCGCTCTTCGTGGCATCTGCGATCAGCGACATCGAGCCGTAGACGTCGGCCTTCGTGACTACCTCCGACGAATTTGGGCCGATCGGATAGTCGCCCGGCGTGCCCACGATCGGAGCGGCGGCGGCAGTGGCCGGAACACCGGAGAACCGGATGTACACCGGGAAGGCGTTCGGATTGAGCACGCGCACCTGCTTGGAGTTGGCATCAATGCCGATCACCGTGTTGGCGCTTGTTACAGCGACGGCCTGCGTCTGGCCTTGCGCGGGGGAAAACGGTTGGTTGAGCATGCTTCAAACTCCGTCGAGCGGCAGCACGATTAGGCTCGCGCGGCTGATGGAAAGGGTCGTCGCAGCGTCTGCCGATGCAACGAGCTGGATGACGTCGCCCAGGTTGATTTGGGCGTTCACGTTGTTCGGGTTCTGCAAGATGCCCGAGAACGTGTAGCACTGGTTCGCCCCGGTACCGGTTTGGATCGCCTCAAACTCGGATGTAAAGAGCGAGCCTCCGACAGGCCCTGTCTGCATCTGCAGCGTGAGCACGCGCGGCGACGGCAGCGAGCCCACGAGCGACACCCAGAACTGGCACGCTTTGATCGCGCGCGTGGCCTGCAGGAGGCCCGTGGTCACGTTCTGCGTGAGGGACTGGCCGCCAGCATTCAGCACCGTGTTGCCGTTCGCGTCATAGGGAGCAACGATGGCCGGCGTGGTGGTGAGCGCGAGGTTCTCGGCTTGCGTGCGGCGCAGCGCGTAGAGCGAGCCAGCCAGCAGTAGGCCACCAGTCGAGAATACGAAGGCCGACTGAAAGAGCGCCAGCAGCTGAGAGAGAGACGCCTGCCGCGGCTGCCCGTTGCCTGTGGCCCAAACCGCGATAAGGTCGGAGACGCTGAGCTGCGAGTCTTGGGTGAGCTGATTGATGTTCATGAGCGGTCCTTAATTGCTGTCGGGCCACGGATCGCCGCTCGGTTCGAGCAGCGCATCGGTCGTTGTCGTGACGCGGTCAACCGGCGCGAAGAACTGCTGATTCTTCGTGTTGCGGCGGTTGCCGGTGCCAATCGGCATTTGACGCGGCATCTGCATCTGCGGGATCGACTGCTGGGTGACGAGGCAGAGCGTGCGATAGCCCTCGGTAGCGGCGCGGATGGTGTCGACGTGCAGCTGCTTGCCGATCGTCGACGCCAAGCGCCGCGCGAGGTTCGCGTAGAACGCTTCCTCGGCCCAGTCAGGGATGCCGACAGCGTCATTGAGCGTCGCGCTGCCGCCGGCCAGGTTATAGCCAACCCGGATACCTCGGGCGTCCCAGCCGGCCGCCATACGCTCCAACCGTATGAGCGCGCCCGTGCGCTCCTCCGGCGTCAGATCGAAGACGTACCCGGCGAGCGCGATTTCCTCGTAGGCGGCATTGACGAGATCGCCCTTGGTGGTCATGGCTATTTCTCAGCAGCTGCCGGCTTGTCGGACTTGTCCGTCGCCTTCTTCGTGCTCGCCCCCGCGCGTTCCAGCTCGGCGAGACGGCGTTCCAGATCGTCCTGCATGGCCGCGAGACGCTTTTCGCGTGCATCCAGAGCGGCACTACGCTCAGCCTCCTCTGCAGCACGCTCCTGGGCGACGCGGCGCTCGGCTTCCTGAACAGACTCGCCGTTACCGGCTTCCGCTGGCGTCATGAACCAGCCCTGCGCGAGGTGATCATCGACCTGGTGCTCGTCGACGATGATCCAGTCGACATGCACGCCATGGATGCGTTCTTGGGTGCCCTTGCGATAAAGCATCGTGGGCGATTTCATCGGGACCATTGTGTGGTTCTCCAGAAGGGGAAAAGCCGCCCCGAAGGGCGGCCAGAGGGTTACCGCGGAACGAAGCTCATCGTCGGAGCAGCCGAATAGGTGACGATCACCTGATCGCCGGCCGAGACCGGGATCGTGGCCGGCGAAGCTGCGGCGATGGTGATCGTCGTCGCGCCTCGCTTGAGCTGGATGTTCGACACCGTGCCGCCCGTGACGACGACCGTGCCGGCCGCCGGCGCCGTGTAGGTGAACGGCGATGCGCCCGGCGCGACGTTGGCGATCGGCTGCACATGGCCCCAGGCGGCCGAGTTCGAGCCGCCAAGACACTGCCACGACACGCCGTCCGACTGCGCCTGGAAGATCGCATTCAGAGCATTCAGCGACTGGCTGGCTGCGCCTTCCACGTTGTTGCCGGCGACATCCACGATCGTTACCGCCATGGCTGCGTTGAAGGCCGCGTCCACGCGTTTGATGATCTTGCCCTGACCGTTCGAGGTCGTAGCGTTTGGCAGAACGATCTGCACGTTCTGCGCGGACGCGTCGACTTCGATGATCGTGTCGTTGCTGGTCACCTGGAACACGAGCGGATTCGGATCGCTGGCCTGCGCGACCACCTTGGTGATCGGATACCAGTAGTAGCCGACACCACCGCCGGTACCGATCGGCTGAGCCGGGATGCCGCCGCCGAGGCCGGTCTTCGGGTTGACACCGCTGTAGATGTCGGAAAGGAAACGGGTGATGATGGACATGATCTCCTTCCCCTTAGACCTGGTTGAACAACTCGATACCGCACATCTCCGTGTTGAGCACGGCCACACCGAAGATCACGTCAGCGCGGTACAGGATCTTCTTCGTGTTGATGTCGTAGAACTTTTCGAGCGTCATCTCGATGCCCTGCTCGGTCGTCGCGCGGATGACCTGCACGCCGGTGTCGGTGGGCGGAGCGAAACGACCCGGGAGCAGCTCGACGGCGCTCTTCTTCCAGTGCGGGTTGATCGCCGAGGCTGCCGTGTTCAGCCACGTGATCGCCGCACCGTTGGCCGGGGTGGCAGTCACGTTCTGGTAGCAGATTTCAGCGTTCGAGCCGCCCTGACCGCTGATGAGCGGCGGCGTGATCTGCAGGTGGGTGCCGTCGACCACAGATACGACGCGGAAGGTCTTCGGCTGGCCGGTGTCCTGCTTGGTGATGTGGTGCACCGAGTTGACGCCAGCGAACTGCAGGCAGTCACCCACCGCAACACCTGCAGTCGCGCTGACTTGGATGGTCTGGAAGCGGTTGTCGACGTTGGTCACCTCGCCGCCCGGGGCTGCGACGGTTGCCAGCGGCACGTAGTACTGGTTCGCACCGTTGACGGTGATGGCACCCCCGGCCGCCGCAATGATGCGGGGCGCGTAGTCCATCTTGAACACGTCGAAGTTGGCGACCTCTCCGATATACGCCTTGTCGTACGCGGTCTCAGTGCGATCACGCAGCGTCTGGCGGGCTGCCAGGTTGCTGGCCATCGAGTTGTAGTCGCGCGAGGAGTACGCCGCGTAGCGGTCTTCCGCGCCCAGCCCCTGCTCGTTGTAGATAGAGTCGATGGCCGCAACGTCATCGAAGCCAGAGGCTGCCGATGTGCGCTTGACCACCAGGGAGCCCAGCGACGTGACGGCAGAGTTGACGGCGACGTTAATGTCGGCCGCCAGCTTCTGCTTGGCCGCTTCGCCCAGGCGGTTTTCCTGCAGCGCGTCGCGCAGTTCCAGGGCCGTCATCGTCCAGGGAGACGAGCGCGGCTGGTTGATCTGCGCCGGCACCGACAGCTGCGTGGACGCATTGAAGTTGCCGGTCATGTCCGTACCCGCGTACGACTGCGCGATGTACGGCTGCGGGCGCCAGATGATGTTGAAGGATCGTTCCATCGCTTGCTGGTCGGTGGTGTACTTGTTGACCAGTCGCGACATCACGAGCATGTCGTGAAAGCCTTCCAGCATTTGCTCGAAGGCGACCCGTTCCTCTTTCGAGAAGGAGTTTGCCATTTGATTGCTCCCAATTCATTGCGAACTCGGAGCAACTGCGGGCAGCCTGTCAGCGCTGCTTCTGCGCTGCTTTCCTCATCTGTGCCTTGTAGGCGATGACCTTCGACATGTCGCCGGTCTTCTCCGCCTCCGCCCGCAACTGCTCCAACCTGCGTTCGCTGGCACCGGGCCCAACAGGGCTGCTTGAGCCAGACGAAACGCGCCCCTCAGGGGTTGCTTTGGTCGCAGTGCGGGTGGATGTCACTTTGAGTTCCTTCTCAAGCTTCGCCGCCGCAAATGCGAACCGGACGGGATCTTTGATTTGGGCCAGCGATTGCAACTTGGTGGGATGGCGCCCCAGGGCGTAGACGAGAAGCGCGGGCTTATCGGCGCCGGCCAGCAGGATTCCCTGCTGCTCGACGGACAATGCCGCGACGACTTCACCTTCCGAGTCCTGGAAGTCCTTGACGCGCAGATCGGTCGCTTCCTTGCGGTAGCCGTCGTGACGTTGCTGGACGGCGCGCTGGCGCTCCTCCGCTGCTTGACGCTGCTTGACTTCCGCGGCATCGACTTCGCGCTTCGTCTCGTACCACTTGCCGAGCGCTTCGTCGAACTTGCCTTCGTCGTAGTCAAAGTCTTCGAGCTTCGGCTTGGCGCCGAGCACGGGGACCTGCGTCTGCTGCGGTTGCTGCTGCGTCTGTTCCTTCGCTTCGAATTCCCGGATGCGTCGCTGCGCAGCCGCGTAGTCCTTGCGGAGGTCCTTCACCCACTGTGGTGCGTTCTGTTGCTCAGGGCTGGTTGAGGCCGGCGCAACCTCGTCGCCGAACTGCAGGGTCAACTCGTCTTCGCCTTCACCTTCGCCTGCCGAGCCTTCGATCCCGCCTTCGGGGGGATCGGTGTGCTCACCATTTGCGGTGTTATCGAGGCCTTCGGTGCCGTTTTCGGCATTCAGGTCCGTCGAATCTGCGTTCTGAGCGTCGTTTTGCTGCTGTTCGAGCGTTTCTGCCGTGGTTTCCATTCGATCACCGTATCGACTCGCGCTTCAGGCTCCGCGGAAAGCCTGCCGCCGTTGTAGCACTAAATGTCCGCGCATTCAAGATTTGTGGAAGTAAATTGCTCGTTATGCAGGTTGTGGCGCAGCAGGTTGCGCACCAGCCTGAGCAGCGATCGCATCCTGTGTCGTTTGCCCGATGAGCGTCTGCAGGATTTCGTAGGCCGCCTGCAGGTCATCGCGCCGGGCATTCGCCAGCTTGGCAATCGCATCGGCGCGGCTGTTCGCAGCGTCCGCAAACGTCTTGACCGTGTCTGCGTGCGCCTTGCCAGCAGCAGCCGACTCGCGCTGCGCTGCGGCGAGGAAGTATTGCGATTGCGGGTCGGGTGGCTGGTTGGCTTGCGCCTGCTGCTGTTCGGCGAGCTGCTTCTGCTCCTGCTCGTTCGGCTTGACGACGCCCAAGCGCACGAGCTGCATGCGCAGGAACTCCTGCAGGTCGTCGAGGCCTTCGCCGTCCATGTTGGTCAGGATCAGCGACACGAGAATCTGGCCGAGCTGCGGGTCCTGCACGAGACGAAGCATCTCGATCAGCTTGCGCACCGTGGCATCGCGACGGCTCTTGAATGCGGGCCCCACGTCGACCGTCACCTCATACTTGCCCTTGGCCGGGTCATTGACGGTCTGCGCCACGCCGTCGACCACCTTCGGCTGGCGCAACACCGCTTTGCCGCGCGTACCGTCCTTGCCGATGGTCGTCACCTTGCGGCCGTCCTCGTCCGCGATCTCGCGGTACATGCCAAGCCAGATCTCGCCAGAGCGCTGCATGGACTTCGCCATGTTGTCCATGTAGATGAAGGCCATCATGTCGACCTTGGCCTGCACGCGCTCCATCAGCGCGTCAGAGACGTTAGAGACGACTTGCTCGGCCGCCTCCTGGTTGCCGGTCAGTTCCTTGATGCTGGCGTCGATGATCTGGATCAGCGCAGCGAGCGGTTCCGGCACATTGGGCGGCTCGCTATAGCCCACCGGCCCAGCAGGCGTCGCGCTGCCGTCCGGGTTGGCGATCGGGTTGATCAGCAGATACGGGTTGTCGTTGATGTTGTCTTCCGCCCACGTCATGCCGTGCCCGGTGATCTGCTCGGGCGTGAAGATCGGCTTACGGCGCGGGGAGATTGCCGCAATGATCGCCAGTAGCGAGATCTGCATGTTGAACAGGCGCTGCGCGTCTTTGCCAAGGCGGATGTGCGACATGATCCGCTCTTGGTTGTCGATGTAGGCGCGTTTGCCGTAGAACGGCACCACCGGGATGTTGGGGCCAGCGATGAAGCCGCAGTCCTCCAGCACGCGGGCACCGTCGTGAATCCACTTGTGCACGCGGCGGCTTTTCACGGAGCGCGTGCGGATGTGGCTGTAGCCCTGGGCTTCCATGTCCTGGCGCGTCTCGTCGTCGAGATCCTCATCGTCGACCTTCACGTCTTTCTTGTTCTGGTTCAGCAGCCGGAAGACGTGCACCTTGCGCTTCACTTCCTCGACGCGGTAGTACTCGGCGATATAGATCACGTCCGCCGTGTACCAGTCGAACTCGGTCATGTGCTGCACCTTGCCGAAGGTATTCGCCTTCCCTTCGTTCAGGCTGGAGAAGGGGTCGGTAGGGTCGGATTCCCCGTACGTGTCTGCATACGCGTCGCGCGACATCGAGGTGATTACCCAGCAGCGCTTCGCATCGCTCTTGTCGTAGCGCTTGCCGGCGAGATCCCAGAACACCGAGGAGTCAGCGTCATAGATTGGCTCGAAGACGATCTTCTGCGTGTCGTCGTCCTCGTCGTATTCGTCGTTGTAGACGTTGCGCAGGCGCCAGGCACCCATGCCGCCGGCGACGCCCTCCTCGAAGGCGTTGTCGTAGGCCTCCTGGCCGCCGGAGCGCTGCTCATCGGCCCGGTAGGCGCCTTCCAGCATGTCGGCGGTCTGCGAGTCGGCATCGTCGTCGCTCGGCTCGAACTGCACGCTGATGCGGTTCGCGCGGTACTCGTTGAAGATGCGCACACAGGCCATGTGCAGCTTGTTGATCTCGAAGCGCGGCTTGTTGTCGAACTGCAGGCGCAGGGCATCTTCCCATTGCGCGCCCTCGACGAACACGAAGCGCCGGTCCTGTAGGCACTTGAGGCGGATCTCCTGCTGAGAGGAATACGCCTTGGCGAAGAACTTGGTTGATTCCTCGACGATCTCGGCTTCGATTTCTGCTTTCGTGCGGCTCATGGTCGGTCCTTCTATCGACGGTTGTTCCAGTGGCTGACTGTTCTCGGAATCTCAACGGGCGCGGACGGAGGCTTTGGCCCGCGCAGGTTCTTGTGTACCTGGCCCCACTGGCGCAGGGCATCGGCGCCGTTCGAGTGGGCATCGTGCTTCGGGTAGTCCTTCCACGTGCCGGCGCGCTCGTCCCATTCCTTCGAATACTTTTCGAGGTGGTCGAGGCCTTCCTTGCAGTGCTCCTCGTCGAAGCATGCAAGTGACATGGCCATGCGCGTCTGGTTGATGCCGACGGTGACATCGTCGATGCGCGGCACGATGAAGGAATCGGTGACGCCCAGGTCGCGCAGCATGTCCTGCACCGAGTTGTTCTTGAAACCGGTGCCCAAGCGCTTGTGCGCGGCGTCGTGCGGCAGGTAAACGCCATGCGCGCGCCAACCTCGTCGCCTTCTTCGAGAACTGGCCGGCAGACCTCGAACGCCTCGGCCATCTCCTGCGTCCACACGACGGTCTTGGCCTCGTCGCGCGACGTGAGCGAAATCGCCCATGCCTCGTCGGCACCCGGGCGGCCATCGCTCTGCGCTTTGCCGACGATCTGCGCCATCAGGTCGGCAGGCTTCGGCGGAAACTGGCCTCGCTCGGGATCGCGGACGTGGCCATCCAAGGCGGCTCGCATCGGGATGCAGCGCACCGTATGCGCCGCGCAGCGCCTGTATTCCCAGGAACTGCGGCGCCGGCACGCCGCGCTGTGCGGCTTTGATCGTCAAATCGCGCACGGCATCAGCAGGCAGCAAAGCGACTGCCTCAACCTGTTGCGTCTCCCCGTGGATGGCGTCGTCGCGCCCTTTCTCGTTCATGCGGTCACCCGTGGGCCGATGTGGCCCGGTTCGTCACTGACGCCAGCAATTGCCGCGGGCAAAGTGCCCACATGGCCAAACAGCGCGACTTCGGTGAGGCGGTTGAGAGCGGCGGAATCGGAATCGATGCCGTGCACCTGCTTGTAAAGCTGCAGCGCGTCATAGACGCGATCACGGAGGCGCGTTTTGACCTCGTTCCGGTACTCGGCACGACGGGACATGGCTTGCTCCGGTTACGCGGCGGCCAGCAAAGGCAGTTTGGAAATCGCCTCGGCCGAGAACAGATCGGGGCGTTCCAGCTTCACGGCCGGCGGGATACCGCGCGTCTTCCAGTTGTTCACGCGCTGTGTGCTTCCTTCCTTGGTCATGTTCAGCTTTCGCGCCAGCGCAGCGGATCCGCCGTGGCGCTCAATGACTTCTCGATCGTCCATCTCGGGCTCTCGGTGGTTGGTCTATGACGGGATTAAACACCATGTTTAAGAAAAAGGCAAACGGGGCGTTTATCAACACTTCGTTTACTTCGCGCAGAATTCAGGTCATGCACGACACCATGACGCGCCTGTACAAGGCAGCACTGGAACTGCGCCAGCTCACTACGCCGACGGATGTGGCGCGAGAGATGCGCCAGTCACAGCAGACGATCAACAACTGGGAGCGCCGCGGCATGTCCAAGCAGGGCATGCTGCTGGCTCAGGCCGAATTCGGTGTGAGTGCGTCCTGGCTGGATACCGGCCGAGGGCCGATGCTGCATGACGCGGTGCAGGAAGATTCCATGGAACGCGACTTCGCGATGCTGCGACGCCTGGACGTCAAGGCATCAGCCGGTAACGGCAATCTCGTGTTTATGGAAACGGATAAGGGGCGCCTCGCTTTCCGCCGTGATTTCCTGCGGCATATCGGCGTGCGCGAGAATGACGCGGTGCTGATCTATGCCGATGGTCAGAGCATGGAACCGAAGATTCCCGACGGCGCGGTGCTGCTGGTCGATAGCAGCCACAAAGACATGGCCAACAACGAGATCCACGTGATCCGCGTAGAGGGCGAAGTGCTGGTGAAGCGTCTGCGGAAAGAGATCGGCGGAGGCGTCTGGATCGTCTCAGACAATCCAGACAAGAGCCGCTATCCAGACATCCTTGTTGCGCCCGACAAGGAAGAACACATGTCAATCATCGGGCGAGTTCTTTGGATGGGGGCGCGTTTGTGAGATCAATTCTTGTTTTTTCGTCGCTGATGTTCCTTGGTGCATGTGCTTCATCCAGTGGCGTAGTACCAATCGGTCAGGGAAATTTCATGGTGTCGAAGCAAGCTGCGACAGGCTTTCCCGGCTTGGGAACGCTCAAGGCAGAAGTGATAAAAGAAGCCTCGGCATACTGCGCCAACCAGGGCAAAACCATCAAAATCAACAGCGCAGAAGAAAGCAAGCCGCCCTTTGTGCTTGGCAATTACCCGCGCAGTGAGGTCCAGTTCTCCTGTGTAACCGACTGACGAACCGATACCGAATAGACAAGCCCGCCGCCGAGCGGGCTATTTTTTCGCCCAAAACTAAACAAACTGTTTGACACCTCACTAAACGTGGTGTTTAATGGCTCCATCAGCGCACCACACCGCGCACCCCGATGGAGATGGCGATGCCCACCACCCAAACCGAATCCGAAGCCCTGGCCCTGCAGCCGCAGCTCGTCGCTGACAAGCGCATGCAAAAGCTGGGCACGGTGCATTACGGCGACCTGCTGATCGACCTGCACGGGGTTGTTGACCGCGGCGAAGTCGATCTGTGGGCGGTGACGCTGGCCGGCACGATGGTTTCGCTGGAGAGCGTCATCGACCAGAGCGAGGGCGGCGCGTGGGATGGCCTGCAGCAAGAGGCGCAAGACATCGCAGACGGCATGCGCTCGCCGTACCCGGCTGCTGACGATTACCGCGCCGATGATCGCCGCGAGCAGCGTTTGGGGCTCGCAGCATGAGCGCCGCCATCGCATGCCTGCTGCTGTGGGGCGTCGCCTCGCTCGCAGCGATCGGCTGGTGGGGCTACTGCATCTACCGCACCGAGCGGGGTGATCAATGACCGAGCTTCTTATCCGGATCGGCGCAGTGCTGTTTCTGCTGTCGCTGATCGGCGCAGCACTGGGCGTGGTGATGGCAAAGCTGCTGGCGCCGACGCAAGCAGAGCAGCAAGACGAACAAGACGACGAGCGCAGCCAACGGCGGCGCTGCTGATGAGGGGAATGGACGTGGAAATTGCACCAGCACTGCTCAAGTACATCGCAACGCGCGACAAGCGGCACGCCAAGTACGACAGCATGGGTCGCACTGACTGGATGCTCGAAACCTTCAAGGAGCTTCACGCGAAGGGATCGGTGCGCGTCGGCGGTCGTGCCAGCTGCGGCGGCAAGGTCGATCCGACGTGGATGACCTTCACGCTGTGGAACGAGATTGTTCGCAAAGCGCAAGACCTTGGCCATCGCATTGAGGTGGTAAGCATCAAGCAGCCGAACAAGTCTCCGACGATGGCCGGTGGCTTCTGGAACGAAAACGAGTACACGGTGCGCGTCTAACCGGCGCTGCTGACCAACAGGGGATGAACATGGAAATTAAAAACACGCCGCAGCCATGGACGTATCGAAAGATGCGCACTCACTTTGCGATTGAGGCTGCAAATAATGTTCGTGTGGCGGAAGTTCGCTACCACATTCGCCCTGACGGCAGCAGTAGCGAGCAAGTTGCCATGCTGATTTCGGAACTCCCAAACATCGTTAAGGCGCTTGAAGACATGGCTCAACAAAGCTTCCCCGCAACCTCGCCGGCCGCTCGATTTGCCACGTCAGTTTTGAAGCGAATCGGTGCGCGACTGCCGACCCCGTTAGGCGCCGCCTAACCCCCGCCACTGAACACGAGAGAGGAAAGACATGGACAAGAACGACGGTGGGCCAGCCGCAGCAAAGACATTGCGCGATGAGTACGCGATGCAGGCGATGCAGGGCTGGATCTCGTCGATGGAACCGCAACGCAATCCGGCAGATGTCGCAGATGAGATGGCCACCCAGTGCTACGAAATCGCCGACGCCATGCTGCGCGCAAGGGAGCAATGACATGGATGCGAAGCATACGCCGGGACCTTGGTTCGTGACTGGCAAGGGATTGAGCCGGTACGTGGAGGGCTGTGTTAGCCCCGGAGTAGTTCAAGAAGTTGCGTGGTGCGGCGCCACTGAGGTACCCGAGCAGATGGAAGCCAACGCTCGCCTTATCGGCGCTGCGCCTGAATTAATCGAAGCCGCAAAAGCAGCACTGAACTACATCGAGAACACCGAAAGCGAACTTGGAATCAAGCTTAGCAGTGGCGACAAGCTGCGTTGGGCTATCGCCAAAGCCACGGGAGCCTGACATGACGCAATTGCAAGAGAAGGCCATCGCCCGATCCGCCGACCATGAAAACCTTGTGGGGGAGTTGGTGGAGGCGCTCAAGCGGCTGCTGAAAAGCAACGCGCGCATGAAGCCGCCAGGCTCACCGAAGTCTGACGCCGAGAAGCAAGCAGAAGCCGCCTTAGCCAAAGCGGAGGCCCAGCAATGACACCGCTAGAACGCATGCAGTGGCAACGCCAAAACCGCCACAAGCTGTACGCGATCTTGGCCGGCCTGGTGATCGCTGTGCTGGTGCTGCGCGTGGTGTCGAAGGTGGCGCTATGAAAGACCTCGCGCTGGATCTGTTCTGCATGTTCCTCGTGGGCGTCGGCGTCGGCACCACGTGGTTTCTCGTCTACGAATTTCGTTCGGTGATCCTGCCATGAATGCACCGTTGCACGCGGACACCGTGTGGTCAGGCCTGATGCACGGCGTGTCGATCGACGATTACCACGCGATGCCTGGCGCGTCCAAGAGCGTGCTCGACGCCGTGGCACAGTCGCCGGCCATTGCGTACGCGCGGAACATTGACCCCAATCGACCGCCGCAGCCAGAGAAAGCTGGGCAGTTGGAAGGCCAGATCGCGCACTGCGCGATTCTTGAACCTGATGCATTCGACACGCGCTATGTGGTGGGCCCGGACTGGAATCGAAACACGAACAAGTGGAAAGACTACGTTGCCGAAATGGCAGCGGATCGGCCCGGCGTTGTGATCCTAAAACAAGAGCAGTACGAGACGGCCATGTGCCAAGCTGCCGCCGTCCGCCGTCTGCCAGAAGTCGCAGAAGCGCTTGCGCGCGGGCATGCCGAAGTTACCGCGCGCTGGGTCGACAGCGAGACAGGAGCGCGTTGCCGTTGCCGCCCTGACTTTGTCCACCCATGTGGCGATGCCGGCGTGATCCTGCTAGACGTGAAAACTTACAGCAACGCCAGCGCAGAAGAATTTGCACGGCAGGCTGCACGCAAGCGCTATCACGTGCAAGACGCTTTCTATAGCGACGGATTTGAGCTTGCATCGGGTCTGGAGGTGTACGGCTTCATCTTCGTTGCTGTTGAGGACGCATACCCCTTCGCGGCCAATGCCGTGATGCTCGAACCCCAGTCGAAAGAGCGCGGACGCGTGCTGTATCGGCGCGATCTACGCACTTACGCGGAGTGCATGCGCACCGGCGTTTGGCCGGGTTATTCCAACCAAATTCAACTCATCAATTTGCCCGCATGGGCCTTTCAGGACTGACCATGAACGATCTTGTCGCATCCCCCTTCAGTTCTTCTTCCCGCGCCGTGGCTGATACCGCTGGCGCGCACCAAGATCAGAGCCGCGAGCTGGCCGAAACGCAGGTCAAGTACCTGATGGCCCAGCAGTTTCCTCGCGATCCGGTGAAGAACATGGATCGCATCCTGAACGCGTTCACGCGTCCTACGCTGGCTGAGAAGTCGCAATACCAGTTCGCGCGCGGCGGTACCGATGTGAGCGGCCCGAGCATCCGTGCCGCTGAAGCGATCGCGCAGCAGTGGGGCAATATCGAACACGGCTTCCGTGAGCGCTCGCGCGGCGTGGATGGCAATGGTGTGCCGTTCTCCGAAGTGGAAGCATTCTGCGTCGATCTGGAGAGCCGCACGAGCAAGCGCCTGCAGTTCATCGTGAAGCATTGGCGCGATACGCGCAGCGGCGGCTATGCGCTCAAGGACGAACGCGACATTTACGAACTGATCGCCAACCAGGCACAGCGCCGAGTGCGCGCGTGCATTCTGGCCCAGATCCCAGGCGACGTGACGGACGCCGCCATGCAGCAGGCGGAAACCACGCTGCGCTCCAAAGCAGATGTAAGCGCCGAGGCGATGCAAAAGATGGTCGATGCATTCGAGCCGTTCGGCGTGACGAAAGCGCACATTGAGAAGCGCATTCAGCGTCGGATCGAAGCCATTCAGCCGGCCCAGGTGGTTTCCCTAAAACGCATTTACGCCAGCCTGCGCGACGACATGAGCAAGCCGTCCGACTGGTTTGAAGTCGAAGATGGAGCACAGGTTGCGGGCGAAAGTACGACGCTCAAGGACATCACGGAAAAGGCCGCAGCGCGTAAAGCATCAAACAAGCAAGCCAAACAGACAGAACAGCAATTCAGCGAGGCCAATCCATCTTTCGATGTGGTTGGCTTCAAGGCACGCATGGATAAGTGCACCGATGTCGACGTGCTCGATCTGATGGCTGACGAAATCCGCGATGTGCCTGAGCCTGCGCGCGCAGATTTGGAAGAGCACTACCGGAACCGCCGCGCTGAACTCGCGGACCAGTAAGAAACCACCCCTTGGGCGGCTACCTTTCCCGTCGGCTCCGCCCCTTTTTATTCCCCCAGCCAGAGAGGCGATCCATGTTTGAGCTGAACAACCACAAGGCGAAACTCGACAGCGTGAATGCGCGCGCAGAACTGCATGGCGAAGAGCGCAAGCCCGCATTCGACCTGAAATTCACCGTCGCGCTGGGCAACGAGTGCCTGGCGTTCTTCGCGCCCGAGTTGCGCAGCAGCCTGTACAAGAAGTCGGACGCACAGGGTGAGCTGATCGACGAAGAGCGCGAAAGCGCGCTGCGCTTCCCCAAGATGGGCCGCTTTTACTGGGACTGGGAAGGCGTGGGCTACACGCTGACGATTCCCTATGGCATTGGCGGCATCAGCGACATCGTCGTCGAAGGGATCAACATCAACAAGTTCCGCCTGCAGCCGCAGGAAGGCGGCACGGTGCTGGTGTCGTTCCGCGCGATCGCTCACCTCGACGAGAAAGTCGTCGGCCCGCTGTGCTCGCTGATCCAGCGCGAAACCGAGATCAGCATCGAACCGCCGCCGCCGAGCACGGTGCAAGAACTGTTCGGAGAGCAAGCAGCATGACCAAGCGCGGCCAAAACCTGCTGGAGAAAAACCGCAAGCTGCGCGACGCTGCGGAGCAAATGGTGCTGGCCGCGCTGCTGGAAGCATCGCCCGGCGGCTTGACGGTATCCGAAATCATGGGCGTGACCGGCTTGTCGGAAACGCGCGCACGCAAGCGCGTGCATGAACTGTTCGCACAGAACCGCGTGCGCGTGTGCGACTTCCGCGAACTGCGCAGCGTCAACGTCGAAGCGTGGGGCTTAGGCAGCGCGCCAAGCCTGACGCTCAACGAGTGGATCGCAAAGCGCGCGGAGACGGACGTGGAACTCGCGATGCGCGAAGACATCCTGCGCAATCACAAGTGCTGGGCTGAGCGGTGGAAGCCGCGCCGCGCCGAGGCCGCATGGTTCTGAGGGGAAGACATGGACGAGAAGCAGACAGCGGCGCTGCGAGAGGTGTTTGAGGCGCTGGTATCCGAATGGGGCTGGGACTTGCGCCGGGAAGCCAACGATACGAACGAATACCTGCTGGCATCGACAGCGGCGGCATGGGGTGGCTTCCTCGCCTGCTACCAGCACCTTGCACAGTGGCAGCCGATTGAAACGGCGCCGAAGGATGGAACAGCCATCGTCATTGCTCGGATTGAGGATGGCACTGTCTACGATCTTTGCAACGGTCACTTCGAAGTCGTTGCGGGAGATGAAGAAGACGGCGCATGGGACATCCGTGGTGGCGAGCCATGGTGTTCATACGTTGGCCGTAGTGCGGGCACTTATTTCGCAACGTGGCTGCCTGGAAAGGAGTGGGAGTCGCGCTGGAAGGTGACTCAGAAATTTGAATATACCCACTGGATGCCGCTACCTGCAGCGCCCGGCGCCCTCGACCAGCAGAAGGAGAAACAGCAATGCTGAATGAAGGCATGTTCATTGAAGACTGGCGCGCACGGATGGGAGATTCAGTCGCGCTTACTACAGCTACCGTTACGGAGTATTTGCGCAGGCGCGATGCTGAATCGCTCCGCGCGCAGGCTGATGCGGGGCCAATCAATGAGGCCGCCGAGTTCAATGCGTGGATCGAGCGCGGGGGCTGCAAGGAATGGCAACGATACGACGCATGGCTTGGCTGGATGGGCCGCTCACTACTCCACCCCTCCCTCCCGGCAGCGCAGGGGTTGAGCGATGACTGGCAGCGTCTCATGCAGTTCTATCGGGTCGAAACGCCAGAAGCATTGATAGCCGCAATGGAACGACACATTGAGAAGCTGCAGGAAAAGCGCAGCAACGAGCCTGCTTTTACTCGCGTACGGGAGGGCTGATCGTGGGCCAAGTAACCAAAGACACGTGCGAGCACATCATTGCCGCTGCCGACCGGGATGTGCGATTCCCGCTGACGGTCAACGAAATGCGCCAACTCGCTCACCTTGCACTGCGTGGGATGAGTGCCGCGACAGTGGCCGAGCCGAGCGCTGACGTGGATAACGTGTGGCCGATCGTCAATATCACCGTGAGCGAAGACGGCAAGGTATCCGAGGCAAAGCTGTATGCGCCGGGCCTTCCGCCAGGAAACCATGACGTTTATCCGGTGCGCGTGCCCTACTTGGATGAGCACACCGAAGCATGGATGGCTGTAGCGAAGACGCTTGCAGAGGTTGTGCCCGGCTACCTGGACGGCTCTGGAAATGGCATCGAGTGCGCCGTAAAGGCTATCCGCCGCCTAGCCGCCCAGCAGCAGGTTGAGCCGGTGGGGGATGATCTGCCACAGCTTCCCTCTCCAATCAGGGAGGCATGGGGAAATAGCTACGACCCCCTGTTTGACGTCTACGGTGCGGAGCAAATGCGAGAGTACGGGCGCGCGTGCCAATTCAACAGCCGGTATGGCGTTTATTGGCGGGCCATCCAAACCTTGCTCCGCGAAGTTGATCCTAAATGGGGTGATCGCGGCGAATTCGGCATCAAGCCTCTCGAGCAAGTACTAATGGCTATCCGTGACCTCGCCACCCAATCCGGCCAGCGGGCGGGCGTGGCGGAGGGGTGGCGCCTCTACTCTGCTGACTTCAGCATGAATGCCCGTAACCCGGCGAACTGGGGCACTGTCATGCTCACGCGGGATGACTCGGGCAGCAAATGGTGGCATGCCTTGTCGGATGAAAAGCGCGAAAAGATTGACCTGTTCGTATCTGGTCGCGGGACTACGTTTGATGCTGCACTTCAAGCTGCGAACGAAAAAGCTGCGATCGCCGCCCCCACGCAGCAGCAGGAG